TCCTGTAGAACCTGTCACGCCTGTAGGACCAGTTGAACCAGTCATGCCGGTTGATCCCGTGGTTCCTGTAGAACCTGTCACGCCTGTAGGACCAGTTGAACCAGTCATGCCGGTTGATCCCGTGGTTCCTGTCATACCAGTTGGACCTGTTTCTCCGGTTGATCCTGTTTCTCCGGTTGATCCTGTAGGTCCTGTTTCTCCTGTAGGTCCGGTTGATCCTGTTGGACCCGTTTCACCAGTCGGTCCAGTTGCTCCAGTATTTGATGCAAAACCAGGCGCACCTTGAGCTCCTGTCATACCAGTTGGGCCGGTTGCGCCAGTTAAACCCGTTGCTCCAGTTGGACCGGTGTCACCAGTTGGACCTGTTTCACCGGTTGATCCTGTCGATCCGGTTGGTCCTGTAGATCCAGTTGAACCTGTTGGGCCTGTCTCACCCGTAGGACCTGTTTCACCCGTAGGTCCTGTAGATCCAGTAGCCCCTGTCGGCCCGGTTTCACCAGTTGGTCCCGTAGATCCAGTTGAACCGGTTGGTCCAGTTGAACCCGTTGGTCCTGTTTCACCAGTTGGTCCAGTAGAGCCGGTGTCACCAGTTGCACCCGTAGATCCAGTTGCCCCAGTCTCACCTGTAGGCCCTGTTTCTCCTGTAGGTCCGGTTGATCCGGTAGACCCTGTAGGCCCTGTCTCACCAGTTGTTCCAGTACAGCCTGTGTCACCAGTTGGCCCAGTTGAACCTGTTGGACCGGTTTCTCCTGTTGGCCCAGTTTCCCCCGTAGGCCCGGTTGAACCTGTTGAGCCAGTGTCACCGGTAGGTCCTGTTGCTCCAGTTAATGTGGCTGTACCTGGAATACCAGGTTCTCCTGTGTAACCGGTAGGCCCAATTTCACCTGTTGCGCCCGTGAGGGTTGCTTCTCCAGGAATACCCTGTTGTCCTGTGTAACCAGTTGGACCAATCTCACCCTTGTCTCCAGTTACACCAGTAGGGCCAGTGAAACCAATTGCACCAGTGTCTCCTTGCGCTCCAGTATTACCAGTTGCTCCAGTTCCAGATGCAGTTCCTGGAAGACCTTGCTGTCCAGTAAAACCGGTTGGCCCTTGTATTCCTTGAACACCCTGCGATCCAGTAAAACCCTGAGGCCCTTGAATACCTTGATCACCCTGAGAGCCTGTTACACCTTGCACACCCTGAGGCCCTTGAATACCTAGAGGTCCCTGCAAACCAGTTGGACCTTGCTCACCTTGAATGCCCTGAACACCCTGAGAACCCTGTATTCCTTGCACACCTGTGTCACCGCGTGCGCCTTGAATGCCCTGAATGCCGCGCTGCCCAGTAGGTCCTTCTTCTCCTTGTAGCCCTTGTATGCCTTGCACGCCTTGTTCGCCTTGAATACCTGTCACACCTTGTAACCCAGTCGGACCCATTGATCCAGTTGCTCCGGTATTCGTCGCTTCTCCCGACAAACCAGTTGGGCCCTGCATTCCTGTGGGTCCTGTTTCACCAGTCGAACCAGTTAATGTCGCCGTTCCAGGCACTCCTTGGATTCCTTGCTCTCCTGTAGGTCCCTGAATACCAGTTGCTCCCGTATTCGATGCTTCTCCTGGCAAACCAGTTGCGCCCTGCAAACCAGTTGGCCCCAGATCTCCTTGCGACCCTGTAAGACCTTGGGAACCTGTAACTCCTTGAATACCTTGGATACCTTGGATACCTTGTTCGCCCTGGATTCCTGTTGCGCCTTGATCTCCTTGGGGTCCTTGGTAACCTTGAATGCCCTGCAATCCAGTCGGCCCTTGAGCACCTTGAGCTCCTTGCGCTCCTTGCGAACCCTGGTTTCCTTGCGCACCAGTATTACCTTGGATGCCTTGCAATCCCTGCAATCCTTGATCACCAGTCGGTCCTTGGATGCCTTGAATACCTTGGATACCCTGAATACCTTGCTGTCCCGTAACTCCTTGGGCACCTTGCAAGCCTGTCGCGCCCATTGTCCCGGTTGCTCCCGTATTCGCTGCTGTTCCTGGCAGACCTATTGGTCCTTGGATTCCGGTTGGTCCAGTATTACCGGTCGCTCCTGTTCCCGTTGCAGTTCCCGGCTCTCCTTTCAGACCAGTATAACCGGTTGGCCCGATTGTACCAGTTGCTCCCGTATTGGTTGCTTCACCTGATTGCCCCTGTGGTCCTTGAACACCCGTAGGTCCTTGGATTCCCTGTATGCCTTGCGACCCTGTAACTCCTTGCAAACCTTGTATGCCTTGTGTCCCAGTTACACCTTGCACTCCCTGTGATCCAGTAACTCCCTGTGATCCCGTTGTTCCTTGGATACCTTGGATACCTTGGGCACCCTGAGCACCAGTCACACCTTGCAATCCCTGAGGTCCTTGGATACCCTGAGGTCCCTGCAACCCAGTTGCTCCTTGATCGCCCTGAGCTCCTTGAGCGCCCTGAGCTCCTTGAATACCTTGAACTCCAGTGTCTCCGCGAACACCTTGGATTCCCTGAATACCTTGGATTCCTTGCAACCCTGTCGGCCCTTGTTCGCCTTGAATACCCTGAATACCTTGTTCGCCTTGCAGACCAGTTGCGCCTTGAGCACCAGAAGGCCCCATTGCACCTGTTGCTCCCGTATTCGTCGCTTCGCCCGACAAACCAGTGGGACCTTGCATTCCTGTAGGTCCTGTTTCACCAGTCGAACCAGTTAATGTCGCTGTTCCAGGTACTCCTTGGATTCCTTGCTCTCCAGTAGGTCCGATTGCTCCGGTTGCTCCAGTGTTCGATGCTTCTCCTGGCAAACCAGTTGATCCTTGCAATCCAGTTGGTCCCAGATCGCCTTGCGTCCCAGTAAGACCTTGAACGCCCGTTGCTCCTTGAATACCCTGGATACCCTGGATACCTTGGTCGCCTTTCTGTCCAGTTACTCCTTGGTCTCCCTGGGCTCCTTGGAAACCCTGTATTCCTTGCAAACCAGTTGGACCTTGGACTCCCTGAGCTCCCTGAGCTCCTTGCGAACCTTGTGTTCCCTGCGCTCCAGTACTGCCTTGAATGCCTTGCAATCCTTGCAATCCTTGATCACCGGTTTGACCCTGAGCACCTTGAACTCCAGTGAAACCGCGATCACCCTGCTGTCCAGTAACTCCTTGGGCACCTTGAAAACCAGTCGGACCCATTGTACCAGTTGCTCCTGTGTTGGCCGCTGTTCCTGGCAGACCTATTGGTCCTTGGATTCCGGTTGGTCCAGTATTACCAGTCGCTCCTGTTCCTGTTGCTGTTCCCGGATCTCCTTTCAGACCAGTATAACCGGTTGGGCCGATTGTACCAGTTGCTCCCGTATTGGTTGCTTCACCCGATTGACCCTGCGGCCCTTGCAACCCAGTAGGACCCTGTATTCCTTGTATGCCTTGCGATCCTGTAACTCCTTGCAATCCTTGCTGACCTTGAGAACCGGTTACACCTTGCAGTCCTTGTGATCCAGTAACACCCTGCAACCCTTGCGGACCTTGTTCGCCTTGGGCTCCTTGAACACCAGTTACTCCTTGCAATCCCTGTGGTCCCTGAATACCTTGAGCGCCTTGCAAACCAGTTGCTCCTTGAGCACCTTGTACTCCTTGAGCACCCTGAGCTCCTTGAATGCCTTGGGCACCAGTGTCTCCACGAACTCCTTGAGTACCCTGAGCACCGCGCAGCCCAGTCGGACCTTGTTCTCCTTGTATTCCCTGAATACCTTGTTCGCCTTGCACACCTTGCAATCCTGTAGGGCCCTGTTGTCCGGTTTCGCCGATTGCTCCTGTTGCTCCCGTATTCGTCGCTTCGCCTGACAGACCAGTGGGACCTTGCATTCCCGTTGGACCTGTTTCACCAGTCGAACCAGTTAATGTCGCTGTTCCCGGTATTCCTTGGATTCCTTGCTCTCCTGTAGGTCCGATTGCTCCGGTTGCTCCCGTGTTCGACGCTTCTCCAGGCAAACCAGTTGCGCCCTGCAATCCAGTTGGACCCAGATCGCCTTGCGACCCTGTAAGCCCTTGAACGCCAGTTGCTCCTTGGATACCCTGAATGCCCTGAATACCTTGCTCGCCTTGGATTCCCGTTGCTCCTTGGTCTCCCTGGGCTCCTTGCAAACCCTGTATACCTTGCAAACCAGTTGGTCCTTGGTCACCCTGAACTCCTTGTGCTCCTTGCGAGCCTTGGGTTCCTTGCGCACCAGTATTACCTTGAATGCCTTGCAACCCTTGCAACCCTTGATCACCCGTTGGTCCCTGAATGCCTTGCTGTCCTGTGACTCCCTGAATGCCTTGTTGTCCAGTAAGACCTTGGGGGCCTTGATCTCCAGTGGCACCCACTGTCCCAGTCGCTCCCGTGTTGGCCGCTGTTCCCGGCAAACCTATAGGCCCTTGGATTCCTGTTGGTCCAGTATTACCGGTCGCTCCTGTTCCAGACGCTGTTCCAGGCAAACCTTGCACTCCTTGTTGCCCAGTTGGTCCCTGTTGCCCAGTTGCTCCTGTGTTTGTTGCTTCGCCCGATTGTCCAGTTACTCCTTGCAAGCCTGTAGGTCCCTGGAGTCCCTGAATTCCTTGCGAACCTGTTACTCCTTGCGGCCCTTGGATGCCTTGAGCGCCTTGTGATCCAGTTACACCCTGTATGCCTTGCAAACCCTGCGCCCCCGTTGTTCCTTGGATACCTTGAACACCTTGAGCACCTTGAGCACCGGTTACACCTTGCAAACCTTGCGGACCCTGAATACCCTGAGCTCCTTGCAAACCAGTTGCTCCTTGGTCACCCTGTACTCCTTGAGCACCCTGGGCTCCTTGGATTCCTTGAGCGCCGGTGTCTCCGCGAACTCCTTGAATACCCTGAACACCGCGAAGTCCGGTTGGTCCTTGGTCACCTTGTAATCCTTGCGCGCCTTGGTCGCCTTGCAAGCCTGTTGGTCCTTGTTGTCCCTGCTGTCCGGTTTCACCAATTGCTCCAGTTGCTCCAGTGTTCGTCGCTTCGCCAGATAAACCAGTAGGACCTTGCATTCCTGTAGGTCCTGTTTCACCGGTCGAACCTGTCAATGTCGCAGTACCAGGCACTCCTTGGATTCCTTGTTCTCCAGTAGGTCCTATTGCTCCGGTTGCTCCGGTATTCGATGCTTCTCCTGGCAAACCAGTTGCTCCTTGCAAACCAGTTGGACCCAGATCGCCTTGCGACCCTGTAAGGCCCTGAGCCCCCGTTGCTCCTTGAATACCCTGAATGCCCTGGATACCTTGTTCGCCCTGGATTCCCGTTGCTCCCTGGTCTCCTTGGGCTCCTTGGTATCCTTGAATACCTTGCAATCCAGTGGCCCCTTGCGCGCCTTGCACTCCTTGCGCACCCTGAGCTCCTTGGGTTCCTTGCGTTCCAGTATTACCTTGGATGCCCTGCAATCCCTGCAACCCTTGATCACCTGTCGGACCTTGAATACCTTGAATACCTTGGATACCTTGAATGCCTTGCTGTCCAGTAACTCCTTGCAATCCTTGCTGTCCGGTGAGACCTTGAATGCCTTGCTGTCCTGTGGGACCTTGGATTCCTTGCGGTCCAGTTAATCCTTGGATACCTTGCTGTCCAGTTGCACCAATTGATCCAGTTGCTCCTGTGTTTGTCGCTTGTCCGGGCAAACCAATTGGTCCTTGGATTCCGGTTGGTCCAGTATTACCTGTCGCTCCTGTTCCTGTGGCTGTTCCTGGGTCTCCTTTCAGACCTGTGTAACCAGTTGGTCCGATTGTACCAGTTGCTCCAGTATTTGTCGCTTGTCCAGATTGACCTTGTGGGCCTTGCAAACCTGTAGGGCCCTGGATTCCCTGAATACCTTGCGATCCAGTTACTCCTTGCTGACCTTGAATGCCTTGAGCACCTTGTGATCCAGTTACACCCTGTGGGCCTTGCAAACCTGTAACTCCTTGGATACCTTGAATACCTTGAACACCCTGTTCGCCCTTAGCACCAGTTACACCTTGATCGCCTTGAGCTCCCTGAATACCTTGAGCGCCTTGCAAACCAGTCGCCCCTTGTGCTCCCTGAGCTCCTTGAGCACCCTGGGCTCCTTGGATTCCTTGGGCGCCAGTGTCACCGCGAACTCCTTGAATGCCTTGAATTCCTTGAATGCCTTGCTGTCCAGTTGGTCCTTCTTCTCCTTGCAGGCCTTGCACACCTTGGATTCCTTGCAAACCAGTAGGACCTTGTTGTCCGGTTTCACCCATTGCGCCAGTCGCTCCCGTATTCGTCGCTTCGCCTGATAAACCAGTGGGTCCCTGAATTCCTGTAGGTCCTGTTTCACCAGTCGAACCTGTTAATGTCGCTGTTCCAGGCACTCCTTGTATTCCTTGCTCTCCAGTTGGTCCGATCGCTCCAGTTGATCCAGTATTTGCTGCTTCTCCAGGCACTCCTTGTATTCCTTGCTCTCCAGTTGGTCCCACTTCTCCTTGCAACCCAGTAACACCTTGAGCACCTGTTGTTCCTTGAATACCCTGGATGCCTTGAATACCTTGTTCGCCTTGGATTCCCGTCGCTCCCCGATCGCCTTGCACTCCTTGGAAACCTTGGATGCCCTGCAAACCAGTGGGACCTTGTTCGCCTTGAACTCCTTGCGCCCCCTGAGCTCCTTGAGTTCCTTGTGTTCCAGTATTACCTTGGATGCCTTGCAACCCCTGCTGACCTTGTTCTCCGGTGATACCTTGAATGCCTTGAACTCCTGTGGGACCTTGAATGCCTTGCTGTCCAGTAACTCCTTGGACACCTTGATCACCAGTGGAACCCTTTGCGCCAGTTGCGCCAGTGTTGGCTGCTGTTCCAGGCAAACCTATAGGACCTTGAATTCCCGTTGGTCCAGTATTACCGGTCGCCCCTGTTCCAGACGCGGTTCCCGGCAAACCCTGCACTCCTTGTTGCCCAGTGGGTCCCTGCTGCCCTGTTGCTCCTGTATTTGTCGCTTGTCCGGATTGTCCGGTTACTCCCCTCAAACCAGTTGGTCCCTGGATTCCCTGAATACCTTGTGATCCTGTTACACCTTGAATACCTTGAACACCCTGTTCGCCTTGAGCCCCAGTTACTCCTTGAACTCCTTGCGGCCCTTGAATACCCTGAGATCCCTGCAAACCAGTTGCTCCTTGAGCTCCTTGAACACCCTGAGCACCCTGTGTTCCTTGGATTCCTTGCACGCCGGTGTCACCGCGAACTCCTTGAGCACCCTGAGCACCACGCAATCCAGTCGGTCCTTGTTCGCCTTGCACACCAGTTTCACCTTGCACTCCTTGCAAGCCTGTAGGCCCTTGTTGGCCCTCCTCGCCATGTGGTCCCATTGCTCCAGTTGCTCCCGTATTCGTAGCTTCGCCGGACAAACCTGTGGGACCCTGCATTCCGGTGGGACCAGTTTCACCAGTTGAACCTGTTAATGTAGCAGTTCCAGGCACTCCTTGAATTCCTTGCTCTCCGGTAGGTCCCTGAATGCCGGTTGCTCCTGTATTCGATGCTTCTCCTGGCAAACCAGTTGATCCTTGCAAACCAGTTGGACCAAGATCACCTTGCAACCCAGTAATACCCTGAGCCCCCGTTGCTCCTTGAATACCCTGAATACCTTGGATACCTTGCTCGCCTTGCTGTCCGGTTGCTCCTTGATCTCCTTGCACTCCTTGGAAACCCTGTATTCCTTGCAAACCAGTAGGGCCTTGATCACCCTGCACGCCTTGCGCGCCCTGAGCTCCTTGGGTTCCTTGCGTACCAGTATTACCTTGGACGCCTTGCAATCCCTGCAACCCTTGATCACCTGTCGGACCTTGAATACCTTGAATACCTTGGATACCCTGAATACCTTGTTCGCCTTGCTGTCCAGTTAATCCTTGGGCGCCTTGATCTCCAGTGGAGCCCTTTACACCAGTTGCTCCAGTGTTGGCAGCTGTTCCAGGCAAACCTATAGGACCTTGGATTCCGGTTGGTCCAGTATTACCGGTCGCCCCTGTTCCAGACGCTGTTCCAGGCAAACCTTGGATTCCTTGCTCACCAGTTGGTCCCTGTTGCCCAGTTGCTCCTGTATTTGTCGCTTCGCCAGATTGACCAGTCATTCCTTGCAAACCTGTTGGTCCCTGGATTCCCTGTTCTCCTTGTGATCCAGTTACTCCTTGGATACCTTGTTCGCCTTGAGGTCCCTGAACACCAGTTACTCCTTGAACTCCTTGAACTCCTTGAATACCCTGAGCTCCCTGCAACCCAGTTGGGCCTTGGTCGCCCTGAGCGCCTTGAGCTCCTTGAATACCTTGGATTCCTTGAGCGCCCTGAGGACCCTGTGCTCCTTGGATTCCCTGAGCACCGCGAATACCAGTGGGCCCTTGTTGTCCAGTTTCTCCTTGAATTCCTTGGATACCTTGAATGCCTTGGATACCTTGATCACCTTGCTGACCAGTTGGTCCCATTGTACCAGTTGCTCCAGTATTCGTGGCTTCGCCTGACAGACCAGTGGGTCCTTGCATACCCGTAGGACCAGTTTCACCAGTCGAACCGGTCAAGGTCGCTGTTCCAGGTATTCCTTGGATTCCTTGCTCTCCAGTGGGTCCCTGTTGCCCAGTTGATCCGGTGTTCGATGCTTCTCCAGGCACTCCCTGTATTCCTTGCTCTCCAGTTGGCCCCTGATCTCCTTGCAACCCTTGCTCCCCTTGCAACCCTGTAAGACCTTGCAACCCTGTAAGACCCTGAATACCCTGAATACCTTGGTCTCCTTGCTGTCCAGTTGGTCCCTGATCTCCCTGCACTCCTTGATATCCTTGAATACCCTGTAATCCAGTTGCACCCTGTTCGCCTTGCGCTCCTTGAGCACCCTGAGGACCTTGTATGCCTTGCGCACCAGTATTCCCCTCTATGCCCTGCGAACCTTGCGCACCCTGTTCTCCAGTCGGCCCTTGTTCGCCTTGAATACCCTGAATACCTTGAATGCCTTGCAGTCCAGTTGGTCCTTGTTCGCCTTGCACTCCAGTTGATCCTGTTGCTCCAGTATTTGCTGCTTGTCCAGGCAAACCGATTGGTCCTTGGATTCCAGTTGGTCCAGTATTACCAGTCGCTCCAGTTCCAGACGCGGTTCCTGGATCTCCCTTCAGACCAGTATAACCAGTTGGTCCAATTTGTCCAGTTGATCCTGTTGATCCTGTTCGCCCAGTTGAACCTGTTTGCCCAGTCTGCCCAGTGGGTCCTGTTTGCCCAGTTGGTCCGGTTTCGCCTGTTGGTCCTGTTTCTCCGGTTGGTCCTGTTTGCCCAGTTGGCCCTGTTTCGCCAGTTGGTCCTGTTTCACCGGTTGGTCCGGTTTCTCCTGTTGATCCTGTGGATCCTGTGGGACCGGTTGGTCCGGTTCGCCCAGTTGAACCCGTTTGGCCGGTTGGTCCAGTTCTACCAGTTGATCCCGTTCTACCAGTTGATCCCGTTGAACCGGTTTGACCTGTTGGCCCCGTTTGGCCAGTTGGCCCAGTTTCACCTGTGGGTCCGGTTTCGCCTGTGTGTCCGGTTTCGCCTGTTTGCCCAGTAGGACCAGTTTCGCCAGTTGGTCCCTTTTCACCAGTTGGTCCCGTTTCACCAGTGGAACCAGCCGCACCTGTAGGACCCGTTTCACCTGTTGGTCCGGTTTCACCTGTTGGTCCAGTTTCACCTGTAGGTCCGGTTTCACCGGTTGGTCCAGTGTCACCTGTAGGTCCAGTGTCGCCGGTTGATCCTGTAGAGCCGGTTGATCCAGTTCTACCAGTTGATCCTGTAGAACCTGTTGGTCCTGTTCTACCGGTTTGGCCAGTTCGACCCGTTGCTCCAGTGTAACCTATTGCTCCCGTTGCACCCGTTGTTCCTGTTGGTCCGGTCAATCCCATCAAACCAGTTGCTCCAGTGTAACCGATTGCTCCCGTTGAACCGGTTGTACCTGTCATACCAGTAGGTCCTGTTGCACCTGTTGCGCCAGTTGCGCCGGTGCGTCCAGTTTGACCTGTTGCACCAGTTGATCCGGTTGCACCCGTTGAGCCCGTTGCTCCTGTTGGTCCCGTTTGCCCTGTTACGCCTGTTGCTCCAGTGGTTCCGGTTGCCCCGGTTGCTCCAGTTTGTCCGGTTACGCCGGTTGCGCCGATTGATCCTGTTGCGCCCGTTGCTCCTGTTGGCCCCGTTTGCCCTGTCGCGCCAGTTGCCCCTGTTGCCCCTGTTGCCCCTGTCATGCCTGTTGGCCCAGTTGAACCTGTCCGGCCGGTCGATCCTGTTGCTCCAGTATTCGCAGCGATACCAGGCAATCCTTGAGGCCCAGTTGAACCCGTAGGGCCGAAAATACCATTCAGGTTAATATTGGCTGGCGTCGATGCGGTCCAACTTCCAACTAGAGTGGTGATATTCACCATAGTCATCAATCCGGTTTCTGCATTGTATGAAGATACAGTTGCTTTAAAACGAACATTATACGGATCACTCGCAGAGGTCACAATCACCTCATTTCCGGTTATATACGATAACCCATTCTCAACAGTTACGGACAGTGGCCCAGGTCCGGCTGTTGGCACTCCACTGAAGACAGATTCAGTTGTTGTTAAAAAACGATCTCCTGGAGCACCTGTAGGCCCAGTTGAGCCGGAGCTGGGACAACAACATCCACAATCCGGCAAATTGCAATCGCACTCATCTTTTACAAAATCACAGCTTGCTCCGCAGTCGCAAACATCAGAAGTCGGCTGACAACCACATTCGGTACATGTGGCATAGCACCCGCCACACGAGCCTGGATATGGTCTCCCGTTGATTGTGGTAACATTCAAATTCACAACAGTGAGGTTTTCACTGTTGATGTTCGTTGCGTTTATGTTACTCATTTATATAATGGACAAACATATTTTAAATTATTTTACCACTAAATAAGTTAAAATACACAATAGGTCTATATTATTTTTTTATTTTGCAACTGGAAAAGGGCGCTGGTTCTTCTCAATGACTAAAGGTTCCGGGACAAAAACCGGAGTCTTCTCAAATAAGTTGCTGGATCCAAGTGCGGTTAATTTAGGAACAAATACTGGCGCCGGATTGACTAAATTTGTAGAATTGATACCAAATAAGAAGGACTCGATATCCGGTGCATTGCTGGACATCTTATTCCACGGTATTTGGGCAGGATTCATGCCGTTACCTGGGAGCTTTGTATCGTATGCTGCACCATATTGAGAGTTCTTGTATAATGTATAATTCACAGACCCGGCGTATTCGCGTTGCTCTAAACAGTAGTTGCCTTGGGTATTCTTATTGCGGGTCGAAGCCATTTATAGTTTATGCAGATATAATTTTATCCACTTCTGTTTTTAATTTATTCAGTTTTTCTGGGGTTATTCTTCCTTTGTCAATATACTCGCAAATGCACGGATGTGCTAGGTGCAAATAATCAAATGAAAAGAGTATCATGAGACCGGTCAATGCGTCATCGTCATCCGTCGCTTTTGCAGCAATCAACATACAATCTAATAGGTCGATATGATATTTTAGTAACTTGAATAGTTTCGTAATTTTGGTATTGATTGTTGTCTCGTTAAACTCATCTAAACCGAAGATATTTAGGAGATCCTGACGATAGATGCAGCTCAGTATAAATGCCTTCTCAGAATCATTCACTTCATCAGTCTCTATGAAGACATCGGAATCCATGTAGGAAACTACATATGCGGTGTTGTATAATTTTGACATTTGTTTGATTGTCGTTACATATTTAAATTTAAATTTTAAATATATAATTTTCGCTTTTTTTGAAAGGTGGAAGGAGAGGTGCGGAGCGGGCTTCGCCCTACCGTCGCGCCATAGGCGCTTGAACCTAGGTTCTCTGCTTACTTGGTATCCCTCGTCAGCTCCCTAGAAGGCACTCCACCACGAATCCACCCATTCGCCGTATCATTGGTCGCAGCATCATTGTCGATGCGCTCCTTGACACTCGCCAGAAGCGGCGTTTGGTAATACTTGATGTAGCTCCTCTCACTCAGGTTATTGACACTGCGTTTGTTCGTGAGCATCTCACCCTGCATGATCTGCGCCTCCATCACCGCATTGACAGACCCACGCCCCAAAAACGGGACTGTCGCAAACGGACGGTGGAACAAGTCCAGCTTTGCCTTGGGGTGCGTTTGGATGGATCCAATTTGAAGATTCGAAGAGTCGTCAATGTTGCATCCACCGGCTCCAGAATTGTATCCACCACTGTAAAAAACTCCAGGTTGAGATGTTGCTAAAGCTATCGGGGATTTCATCGAGCAATCAGAAGCGAAGTAGTTCTGCAGCATGTAGTTCGCATACCCGACATTTTGCAAATCGGTCTGCGACATGCAGCATTCATCCGATCCGATACGACTCATATTCTCAAATGTATAATTGCTGACATTTGCCATTTCTATACTGGAAGATTATTTTTTATTGTGTTTTCTTTTCCTTCCTTGACAATTGTTCCTTGTAAATCGTTCCTTGTCAATCGTCCATTGTCCTTGTTCCTTAATACAATGTGTATCTGTAGGAATCCGCGACTCTCTGCATGGCACCAGCGGCGTTCGACTCCTTGGAACTCGGCATGTCACCATACAAATACTTCCCGAAACTTCCTTGATCATTCTCAACACGCGTGTTGGCGGTGCTAAAAAATGCGCGATTAGATTGGTCCAATTCAAAATTCTCGTACAGATCACCATACAGCTGCTTGCTAGTGTTCTTGATCTCGGGGTTCATGAACTGAACCGCCTTCTTCACATTTCGCGTGATGTCCTCATCTATTTCTGGATTGAATGCCGGCGGAGCAGCCTTCCTGTTGGGGTCGTCAGTTATCTGAGTCAGTAAAACATTGCTAAAAGGATTCTTCTTGTTTCCCTCTTTATACTCGCTCCTTAGCACCGATTCAAGTGTTTGCGGATTCACAATTACCGAAGTGTCGGGAGAAGGAGTGAATCCCTCGTGGATCATGTCTCTCGTAACCTTGTATTTACGGCTTCGGAACAAGAAGTAGATTACCACAATCATCGACGCTCCTGCAATCGGAATCCGAATAGATCTCGTGTAGAGATATCCTAAAATCGAAATTATAATAATCATCCGTGTAACAGCGTTCATTTTTTGCTCATAATACATATCTGTTGTTGGAAAAACTTCAAGTATGTATTCTTTATTAAATATCACTGTGGGATCATTTGACCAAAATGGTATAGACATTATTCTAATATATACCATTAAAAAATTTACGAGTTTCAAATCAATAAATTACTTCTTACCCTTCTTCTTTTTATTTTGCTTTTGAGCTTGGGGCTGTGCCTGAGGTTGCGCGCCCCTGGGGGTTCTCTCGGCCTTCTCTCCTGAATTGAAAATAGCAAGCAGTTTCTCCTCTCTCAGTCGCGCTTCTTCTAAAGTTTCAGTAGGCTGTTCTGCCTTTTGCTTTGCGTCCCGTTCCTTCGCTGCACGATTCATCTCTGCCTTCGCAGCAAGACGCTCCTTCATTTTAGCATTCTTCAGATTCCGCTCCAGCTGCGCCTCCATCGCACCCATGTTCGGCTTGGCTCCTCCCATTCCCATCTTATTCAACAGCGACTGGATGTCGCCCATCCCCGGCATGTTCTTCATCTTCTGCATCATTTCTGTCGCCTCGCTGATCAGCTCACTCTCCTTCAGCTCACCCGACTTGATCTTGGAATCAATCTTATCTCCCACATTCTTCACCAATCCCATCAACTTGGTCGGGTTCTTCATCAAATTGCTGAACACTCCCTTCATGTCGGTGACATTATCCATGTCCATGTTCAAGTCGGTCGCAGTCTCCTCGGCAATCTCCTTCGCAAGAGACCCCAGCTTTCCATCCAACATTCCGGCAATGTGCTGATGGATGTCCTCAGCGTTCGGCATGGTTCCTTCAGTGCCATCGCTTGAACCTTCGCTACCGCTTGATCCTTGTTCTCCGGTAGCCGCTCCTTCAAACAACTCCTGCATCTTCTCCATCGTCTCCGCCAGCTTCGACTTGAACTCGTCCTCGCCGATCCCCTCAAACAGCTTGGCAGTGTCGCCGAACATATCCTTGTTCTCCATCGTGCCAACAACTGAAAAGAGAATCAGCTGCAAATACTTCCAAATGGTGTCCTTGGTCTTCTGACTGATATCAAATTCCCACAAGCTCTTGAAATAAATCCTCGGGAGAAACTCAGTATCCACAGTGGAATCCTCCTTGAACATATCCTCATTCTGATACAAGATATCAAAGAAACGCGGCGGGAACTTCTTCTTGCAGAACTCGAATACGGGGAGAATCGTTCCCTGTTCAAACGCCGCCTCGTCGTCGCCATACTTGGACTTATCTATCCACCACTTGTTGATCAGGGGCTCGTACTCGGGAAATGTCACCTTCAAATCATTCACAAGATCAACGATCACCTTCTTGAATTCCTCCGTAGGCCCCTTTTTCTCAGTATCTTCATTTACATTATCTTCGCTCATCTTATGAAGTTTAATATAGATTATTTTTTATATTGTTAAAATGGTAAATATATAAAAAACGCAAATAAACACAATCTGATAGTCTATGAAATGGTAAATTATTATAAACGACTAAATCACGAGTTTGGTGATACTTATAGAGTGATTGACACTCACTTGAACAGTGACGGATCAAAAACATATGTCCCAAAAAATATCAAGTTTCCTTATAAAGGTCAAACCATATATGTTTGTTTGAATAAATCGTCCCCTTTTCATGCCCCAGATACAATTGATACTGGGAATGGTATGTGGCTTCATGAACGATATCAACGAATCCAGAAAGAATTGCCTTATTTGGAAAAGTATGTTAGGGCATGCTCTCGGCCTGGGGATATGTTGTGTTTGTATTGCAAGACGCTAATGAAGAACCCTTATACATGGTCACCGTCGATCTTTATGAGTGCGATTGTAGAACAGTTTATGTATTTGGACAGATTTATTGCGGATAGTATCAAGACCGAAGTGCTATACCGTAACTATCTTCGGGTTCCAGATGAGTTATTTGAGATCATCTTCTCTTATTTGCATACCGACTTCGATTTTTCATAAGCTTCGCTGAATAAAGTGGAGCAAAAACTATTATGACAATCAGTTAGAATATTCTTTGAAATAAGTTTGTATTTGGCACCACCTTTCGTTGCTTCGCGAAAAAGGTGGTCTTTAAGTATCAAAATCGATAATATATATAAAATCGTGAATTTTTGATTCCCAAAAGTGAATTCGGAAATCGTTTTTGGACATTTATAAATGTCCATTTTTGAAAAGGGTGGTTAAAGTCTTGAAAATCGATATTTTTGTGACCATAATTTTTCTTAGCGTCAGGCAATTGAAAAAAGATTTTTCAGTTTGTGAGCATAATTTTTTATTTTTACAATTCGTCTTTCTTTAGCAACTTTTTTCTGTAAGTATATAAATGCTTACAAATACTTACAAAACCGGTGAAGAAAGTTGTCAAGATTTTGTGTGTGAGAAATGTGACTACACATGCAAACAAAAATGGATGTGGAGTCGTCATATAACTACTACAAAACATCAAAATACTTACAAACATACTGACACTGACTTACAGAAAAGTTCGGGAAAGAGTTATGCATGCAAATGTGGCAACGAATATTCTCATCGCCAGAGCTTATACAATCACAGAAAAAAATGCAAATGTTCGTCAGAGAATGACACGATACAAGCACAGGACAAACAAGCCGAATCTGAAATAATATTCCAACTGATTAAACAAAACCAAGAATTTAAGGAGTTACTCATTGAGCAGAATACGAAAATGTGTGAAACCTTTACCGAGGCTATTAAACATACTAACAATACAACAAATAACAACAATCATATCAACTCTCACAACAAGACATTCAATTTGCAGGTGTTTTTGAACGAGGACTGCAAGGATGCTATGAACATAACAGATTTTGTAAATTCTATCAATCTTCAGCTCTCTGATTTGGAGCATGTTGGGGAAGTTGGTTATGTGGAAGGGATCTCCAATATCATAATAAAAAACCTAAAAGCACTCGATGTTACCAAGAGACCGGTTCATTGCACTGACCCGAAGAGAGAAACTATATATATAAAGGACGGCGGTGTTTGGGAAAAGGATGAGGATGATAACAAGAAGTTACGAAAGATGATCAAGAGTGTAGCCTTCCGAAACAGTAAGAATACCAGGTTATTCAAAGAGAAATACCCAGATTGCAATAATGGAAATTCAAAGTACTCTGATATCTATAACAAGATAGTTATTGAAGCCATGGGCGGTGGTTCCAAGTGTAACGATTTTGATAGTGAAAACAAGATCATGCGAAAGATTGCTAAGATGATGACTATTGATAAAAACAATCTTTCGTAAGCATCGTTGTGGAAAGCGAAGCATTAGAAAGGTGGTTCTTTAAGTATCAAAATTGTTAATATATATAAAACTAACGATTTTTTAATCCCAAAAGTGAATTCGGAAATTGATTTTGGACATTTATAAATGTCCATTTTTGAAAAGGCCTGTTAAAGTCTTGAAAAAACTATTTCTGTGACCATAAAAAAAATTAGCGTCAGCTGATTAAAAAATAAATTTTCAACTTGTGAGCATAAATTTTTATTTTTTAATTAAGTTTGGATTTCATAGATTTTCTTCTGATTATAGTTTAGCAACAAATGACAACAGAAATTTCACCGATTTCACCGAATAATTTTTTATGCAATGTTTGCACCATTTCGTGTAAGAGAAAAACAGAATGGTTGAGACATATACAGACCAAAAAACATATTTTCAACAAAAATGGTGAAAATAGCAACGGTTTAGCAACTTCGGAGTCACCGTTTGTATGTGAGTGTGGAAAGATTTATACTGATAGGTCTGGTTTATGGAGACATAAGAAAAAATGTAATAACTCAAATGACGCTGATATGAAAAATCTTGTATTAGAAGTTGTAAAGAGTAATACCGAACTGCAAAAACAAAATAATGAGTTTAAGGAGTTACTTATAGAGCAAAACAAAACAATTATTGATGCGATAAAATATAATAGTATCACAAACAATAATCATATCAACTCTCACAATAAAACATTCAATTTACAAGTGTTTTTGAATGAGGACTGCAAGGATGCTATGAATATAACAGATTTTGTAAATTCTATCAACCTTCAGCTGTCTGATTTGGAGCATGTTGGGCAAGTTGGTTATGTAGAAGGGATCTCGAATATCATAATCAAGAACCTAAAAGCTCTCGATGTTACTAAGAGGCCAGTTCATTGTACAGACCCCAAGAGAGAAACAATATATATCAAGGACGGTGATGTTTGGGGAAAAGACGATGATAACAATAAGCTGAGAAAGATGATCAAGAGTGTTGCATTTCGAAATAGTAAGAATACCAAGCTTTTCAAGGAAAAATACCCTGACTGTAATAATGGGAATTCGAAATACTCTGATGTGTATAACAAAATAGTAATTGAATCCATGGGAGGAGGTTCAAAGTGTAATGATTTTGATAGTGAAAACAAAATCATGAAGAAAATTGCTAAGGTGATGACTATTGATAAAAACCACCTTTCATAAAAGTTTATTACGCAGACCCCTCATAAATGTCCGCCAGCTTGGTAAGGTTCTGAATATACTTCATCGCCTTCCCCTGCTCTTCAGGATTCATGTGCTTGATCGGGTCCCTAAGACGATCAATCGCTTTATTGATGCTATCCGAATTTTGTGAGCCAGCCAAATCTTGCGAATAGTCCTTATTAATAAAAAAGCTGATATCACCCCGCTCAATCTCACCCTTGTATTTACCGACGACACACTCGTTCCATAGATTGATAATCATCTTCGGGTTCATCTTACGAATCATTAGCAGTGCATTCTTCGCCACAAGAATATCCTTATCGTCGGGGAACACACGATGCACATCAGTCACAAACTCAACAAAGTGATCATTAAAAGCGGTTAGAATATTTGCAGATGACATTTTATTTGTATATATTTTTACTTAATATCTTTTTAAACCGTTTTCATTAAAATGGCTGTTTTCGACCACCGGTAATCTTGGACAACTCATTATTGCGCTGTTCTTGCAGCTGCTCCACAGTCAAACCCTCTTGCATCCTAGGTGCCTTCTTGTACTCAGCCTCATCAACCGGAGTGCTAATTTGGTCAGCATAATTCAAATCCACATAATTGTGCATTTGTCGCATTCCACCATTTCCAGTCGCCTTAAGTGATTCGGCGTCCATATCCAAGAAACTGTAATGATCGGATGCTACACTTGATCCACCACCGAATGAAAATGCCATTGGCTCTAAATTGTTCTGTGTGGCCTTTCTAACAGCCACCTCTTGCTTCGGTTTCATATGCTGTAGAATCGCCTCGCCGTACAACACCTGAAAACCCTGTGTGATCAATAACAGCGCAGGGACACGACTCACATTGTCCGGCATGACAATCTTTTGCCCATTCTCAAGAACAATGAAGATCTTGTTGCCTTCCTTAACTCTCTTATCGATGCATATAAAATGGATGTCTTTTTGCATATTCTGCTTCGATATTGTCTGTAAGAGCTTTTTCGAATGCTCGCAGAAGTTACTGTAATATAAAATCATGCTCATTTGCTTTAAACTATACTTAGGTATTTGGAACGAATATTTAACTCATTCCACCTTTGTGAAAGGTGGAGCCAAATGCGCGACCATATTCATTTTTTATAAAGGTGGTTTTGCTAAACTTTTTCTAAAAATCGTTTGGCTCCACCTTTTCCAAAGGTGGAAAAATAAAATTGATTTAGTTATTTTGAATTAAATATATCAACAATACATAGAATAACAATGGACCCTCGTATCACACTTAATTCCGACGCCGATGACACCCTCACTTTCACCCTCAGTGGTGTAAATGTCAGCTTGGCGAACGGCCTGCGCAGAACTATCATGTCGGACATCCCGACGGTTGTTTTCCGTACTGCTCCATATGAAGAGAACCGATCCACTATTTTGACAAATACGACTCGTCTAAACAATGAGATTCTGAAGCAGCGCCTCAGCTGTATTCCCATCCACATTAATAATTTGAAAGAGTTCGACTACACGAAATATTACATGGAGCTAAATGTGGAGAATCTATCCGATACAATGATGGTTGTTACTAGCAAGGACTTTGTTGTGAAGAGCACGGACACCGGAAAGGCCATTAGCGAAGCCGACACCAGAAAGATATTCCCCGCCGACGGTTACACGGGAGACTACATTGACTTTGTTCGTCTGCGTCCCAGAATTTCCGACGAGATTCCTGGCGAGAAGATCCATTTGACATGCGAATTCTCTATTGGATCTGCTAAAGAGGATGGCATGTTCTCGGCGGTGGCGACCTGTGCATACGGATTCACCGTCGATACAAAGGAGCAGGAGGTGAAACTTGGAAAGAAGCGCAAGGACTGGAAGGATGAGGGTAAGAGCGAGAAGGATATTGAGGGTTTTGAGACGAAGAATTGGATGCTTCTGGAGGGGGCGCGCATCGTCAAGAAGGACAGTTACGATTTCATGGTGGAAAGTGTCGGTGTTTATACGAATACTGAGCTTCTCAATATGGCGTGTGATATTTTGAATGATCGGCTGCGCGGACTGGATAAGGTGATTGAGGAGGATCGGCTGAAGATCAATATTTCGCAGAACACCATGTCCAACTGCTTTGACATCGTTCTGGAGAATGAGGACTATACGATTGGTAAGATTATCGAGTATTGTATGTATGCCAAGTTCTTTGACAAGGAGGAAAAGGATGGAAAGGTGTTGTCGTATTGCGGGTTCCGAAAGATGCACCCACACGATCCGGACAGCATTATTCGTGTGGCATACTTGGAACCGACGGATCGAACTACGATCAAAGGACATTTGAAGGAGTGCATTGCCGACGCCATTCAAGTGTATGATAAATGCAAATCCACCTTTAAAAAAGGTGGAGCCAAAGAGTAATCGACTCATAAGATTCGCATAATGAATGTGGTTTTGCTCCACTTTTTGAAAAGTGGATGGATTCGTAGAAAACAAATATTATAAATTAGCAAATCAATACATATGAATTATATATTGATTTTTTTTGTAATTGCAACACTATGTACTTCAATGTACTTGTATTACAATCACATTCTCCATAAGTATTTCGTTATTGATGGCACAATCGTGTATGATTACTATTTGAAGTATTTCATCCAAATTGTAAGTCAAGATAATTTTTTTATGAATTATGGATTATGGGACAATGATAACCAAGATCTCTACAGTGCCAATAAGAATTTAGCAAATCTCATGTTTCAGAAAGCCGCAATAACAAGTGATAAGAAAAATATACAAATCCTCGATGTTGGATGTGGTTATGGCGAGCAGGACATTATATGGGTAAATAAAATGACAGAAAAAGCATTGACCGCAAATAAAATGAGAGAAAAACAGCTGACAGACGATGATTATCACATTACCGCAGTTGATATATCAGAAACGCAGATATCGGAAGCAACTGAGCGTCGTAATCAACGCGGTATAAGCGACAAACATCTCTCTTTTGATGTCTGCGATGCAATGAAGCTCGACAAACAATACGCACCAGGACAGTTTGATGTCGTCTTTTCGCTTGAGTCGGCATTTCATTATTCAGATCGCCCCAAGTTTTTTGAGAATGTGAATTCAGTGTTACAAAACGACGGGGTCTTTGTGATCAGCGATATTTTGTTGGATAAGAATTACAAACAAAGCATTATAAATGATTTGTTTTTAAAAATATATTCCGACTTTCTGCACATCCCTAAACAAAATTTGATTGGCCAAGATGAGTGGAAGCAGCAACTGATCGATGCTGGGTTTGAGATTATAGAATACAACGACATCACATCGCAGACATTTGGGCCATACTACAAGCACTTCATGCACACATACTTCAAGAATAAAAATTTACCAACTTGGATGGCTGATATGGCCGACAACCTATTTCGCACCATTCAACCATTTACATATTCGGTCTGCAAATTAAAGCGTCAACCTTTAGAAAAGGTTGAACCAAATCCAAAGGTGGAGCAAAACCTGATTTAGATCCACTTTTGGGAAAAGTGGAGCAAAATTCGATTCAAACCGCTTCCTCAGTTGATGGCTCTTCGCTTACATCAACTTGCTCAGATACCTTTGGCTTCTTGATATACCCCTTCTTCTGATCATAATTCAGACTGTGCATTAACAAATTCGGGTGCAACTCATTCACATAATTCACCACATCCTCGAATACCAGGATCTTGCCATTCGGCTTCAGATTGTTCTTGTAGATCTGGTGGAGGCTATACATGTGCGTCCGATACTCATCTGAATACTCCATCAGCGGTCGCTCCTTTCGAATGTAGCACGAAATGTAATTGTCGCGCAGCTTGCGAGTGAATTCATGAACCTTGTCGCGGAACACAGCAAACTCTCTGTTACTTTCCGGATAATAGTGCAAATATTGGCTTATCTTGCCAGCCTTTCGCAAGCACAGATACTGGTACTGGAGCTTTGGGTGGTTGCCCTTCAGATGACGAACCTTCTCGTAGTTAGGGTTCCTGATCTTCGTTCGCTCGCCCGTCGCCGGGTTCGTCAGCATGACACCCAAGTAAGTGTAATCCAGAGTCTTGGTCTTCTCAGCAAACTCCTCGTATGTCGTCAGGTCGTATGTAGCCGGAACATTCACCAGAGTCGAGTTGAACTCGACAAAATCGGAAATGTCGTGACTCTTGACGATAGTGCGGTGATTAACGACTGTGCTCTGCTTAACATCTACTCCTTGGTGGTAACTATACACCGCAATCAAGTAAAGCAGAGGCCTCCAGATCGGGACAACAATTCGGTTATCAGGGTGCTGCAGCACAAAGCTGTAACTGAACTCGGTCGGAAGCGAATACAAATCCAACCTAGACGCAGTCAGTGCATCATAAAACATGTCGCGAAAGGTCTTTGTGAATCCGTTCGTTGCGCCGACATTGCTGCGCGACGCAATCTCCCAGTCACCATTCGACCAAAAGACATTGATCATCGTGCCCTCGACAAACTCGGTTGCAATGATCCGACTCGTGTCCGGATACTTGGCAACAAACTCCTCGAATGGCAGCGACTTGGGAGGAGAAAAAGCGACAATATTGTTGTCCGCGTCCGTGATAACTGACCTGCATAGCCCATATGTAGAAATCTTATCGGGGGTAAGCACCTTCTTGTCGTACCGACGAACCGTGTAACCATTCATCGTTTGAGTCTTGATGTGGTTGTCATCCTGACCAATTAGCGAAGTGAGATCATAAGTGTGAATTGAATTTAGTACCATCTTGGATATATATTTCGAATTGTCTTTATGCTGGTTCAATATGTTTTATTTTTGAATTGTGTTTAGCATTTAAATTTCTACAACAATTATAGAGACGATGGAGAACGAAGCTGAAGCAAACAAATCAACAGATGATGAAAAACAGAAAGTAGAATTGCGGCTGGGTGATATCGTCCGGCTCTCCAATCCAGAAGACGAAGACTTGAACAACCAAGTCTTCCTCATTGATTATATCGATGAACTGCGAATGAAATTAATTAATACGAAAACATTAAAACAACGCGAACTGCCGATCAATGATGGTATTATTGGCGACGACACAATTAACAAGATTGTGCTCGTGAGCAGGAATCCGGAGCTGGGATTTGCAAGGCAAAATGGGCTCATCACTGGCGTCTGGATAAACATAACCTTTGAGGGCGACACCCCCGTCATTTTTGTCGGTCAAATAACCAATTTGGAAAATGATATGATCGAGGTTAAGACAATAGAAGGAGATTTTATTTACATTGATTTTGAATACAAAGGAGTTCCTGAATATTTGGATCTGAAATCGATTGAAATTCGCGACGAGCCGCCCAAACAAGCAGCTTTAGAGGAACCGGAAAGGGAACTCGGAGAAGGAGAGGACATGGAATTCGGAGAGGGAGATGAGCAGCAAACACCTCAATCGGTCCCTCAAGTCAAGAATGTAAAGGATCAATTGAGAGAAATTATTTTGAATGCCGATCAAGTTGTATTCCTCGAAGAAGAGTTGGGACCCATCCAATATTTCGTGGATGTCTCTCGAGAGAAACAAAGATATAGCATCGATGCCCAAGTCACCGATCTCCTCGACGATCTGTTATCCACAATACCCAGCAATAAACGCACCGACTTCGCAATGGAGAAAATCCACCTAATGATTGAGCGATTCAAGCAACTGAGAACGCAATTCTCCAACTTCGACGCCAATGGCAATGTCGTTGGCAAACTTGTCCGTGGCATTGATTACAAACCACTTACGAGATACTTTACGGAATTGGACACCAACTTGTATTGGATTGTTCCCGTTGTGAAGAACATCCGAAAAGTGTATGATGTTTTGGACGACAAGAAGTCGATCACATCCGATGACATTGATCCGTTGCAAATGGCCGCCGAAACAAAGTTCCTAATGGATAAACTCGAACAGTATAAGTCGAACAGCTTTCAGTATAACAAATACTCGACCTTGTATAATCAGATTGACCCATTTTTTACACCCTTCAAGTCAATCGATTCCGAAGTCGCAAACGATATTCTCGCCGACAAGGCGGTTGGTATTGATTTACAAGTTTTGATCAATAACTTGGATAATATGAAGTCGTCGGTCGTCGGCAGCAATGCAATCAAGATTCGCAAATTCGTGGTTGAAAAATATAACGAGGGTCTGACACGTCTTGATCTGATTGAGGACTCGCGGCTGCCGAAACGTGTTCCTATGACCCCGAATGACATCTTGTCCATTCAATCGTTTTTGACACTACCGGAACCAGTGGTTCGTTTCTCTCGTGTCGGTTTGCCTGGAACGAATATAATGGAGAAGGCGATGTTGAATCAGACATTCATTCACATGTGGCGTTTGTTGAAGCAAAAAACAACGGTTCAGTCTGTCTTCATTGGTGACACAGACATCTCGTACGGTGAGAATGAATTTGTGAATAACATCAAGAACTTTATATATGCGAACCTTGAGAAGTTGAATTCCGACAATAAAAACGATATTTACCGTCAGTTTGTTGATCGAATTGTCCCGCGGACCAAGGAACTATTCAACCTCATGAAAAAGTATATGAAAGGCAAGCTGACAATCGTTGATGTCATCACTTGCTTGGAGCCGTTCCTCGTATATACCGACAGTCTCACCTACTCACAGTATCTTGATATTACCAAATTCATTCGCGATCAAGTTTATAATTACAACAAGAATTATGTGGAGCGATCCAAGATCTTTGCGCAGTTGAAATTGTCTTCGTCGAATCAACAATTGAATGAAGTTGTAGGCGATATCAGTGGAAAATACCGCGATGCGATTAAAGATTCTTATTCATTCGGCGACAATATTACAACACAGGAAGCGACGCGGAAAATTGTTACCACAGATTTATCAAGATTGTATGCGGCGGCCTTGTCGCTTGAGAATGATAAGCTTATTCTGTCCGATGATCTGTCGGCTATCTTTACTCAGACGAGAGAAGAGAACAAAAAGAAGATCGAAGAAGACGACGACACTGGAGGTTGTGATAAGGTCGTGATTGCAAAAGGATATGCCAACCTTGATGAGCTTGAGCAGGACAACAAGCGCGATATATACTTTGACAAGCGTTTCGACAAGACAGATTACAATTTGATTGATGATTACGAAGCGGCCATTTCGCGAATGAAGCATGATGAATTCGAGAAACATCTGGCTACGGACCTAGAAAAGAAGAAGAAGCTGACCAAAGATGCAGCCGAATATCTTGCTGAGACGCTGATTAGTGGGTACAAGCTGGTCAAGGACGGCCAATATGCGCTCCTGTTCAAGGACTACAAATCATCGACTGGCAACTATTCCAATGAGTTCGATTACTACATTCGAGAGAAGAACCAGTGGGTCAAAACCGAGAAACCGGTTGAAGATCTTGTTAGCAACAGCGACGATATACTTTGCAACTTGCAGAAGAAGTGTATGTCCGACGGAGCCAACTGTCAGCCCATGGGTTCTGTTAATGCAAAGAATAAAAACGAGCTGCTGGGAGACATTCTGGACGAGTTCGACGAGAAATATATATTGACCAATAAAGCCAACAAGGAGCGGCTGAATGCGCGATATGAATACCTCGTGTCGATCATCGATTCGCAGAAGCGCATTCGAATTGCGAATATGTTGAAATACAACAACCAAAAGGTTGCTCTAGCGAAGGCCGATGAAGATGTTGTCGTCGCAGTTTCGCCATATTTGAAGATTCGCAACCTGATTCTTTCGGAAGGCGATTTCGTCAAAAAACAGAATGACATTATTCGGTTCGTCAATGCCTTTACACGAAAGGCGATTACCACTGGGCTTGGACCGCTCGGCGACCTCGAAACCCCGCACTGGTTGTATTGCATTGATACAAATGTCAAGTTACTGCCGACATTCCGGTTCAATATGGCAACAGTTTTTATAACGGATCGAGATAATTACGCTGATTACATTGAGCAGCTGAAGACCGAGATTGGAAAGAAGAGTGACGACGGCGACAAGTGGGTTGATAAGCACAGCGGTTGGCCATTCTGTTCCATTGATCTCGATGTCGAGGAGGGATACGAAGAGTCAGGATTCAAAGCATCAACACGAGCCGTTTTGGACAAGGATATAGAAGTTGCCGGTGCTGGTGTTACCAAGCTCACATTCGACACCCCTGAATCAAAGATCGTGTCCAATGTCGTCGATACAGTTTCGTTCGCCATGGGTGTCAGCATATCTTCGCAGAAGCTCTTCATTGTGAATAGCGTATTGGCTTCGTTGAAAAACATTCCATCAAGAGCACAATATGAGATCGAGGAGAAGAATGCGTTGAAGAAGGGTAAGGCAATTCCGTCGTTCGATGTCTTTTACAATACTCACATCCTCTACTGTTCTCTCGGAATGCTCCTGATCGCAATTCAAACAGCGATTCCATCGATCAAGACGCGCAAGACATATCCGAACTGTGCAAAATCATTCAAGGGATTTCCGTTTGATGATGAGTCCGACTTGAGTGCCGTTGAGTATATCTCGTGTGTCGTGTATAAAATCAAAAAGTCCAACACGAACCCGTGGATTGTTCTGCGGAAGGTGAAACAAACGACAATCCGTGACGAGATCAAGGACTATACTTCGGACTTTTTGCTGACTTTACCTGATGTCATGCGTAAAATTCAGGAAAAGACCGAACAGTTATTGTTTGATACCAGCGAAACTGTGCCGGATGAATACAATGTGCATAACTGGTCTGGGTTTCTCCCGCCTCTTTCCAAAATAGAGATCAAGAGTTTGGCGAATATATCGTCTGAGTTCAAAACCAATTTGATGGAGGATTTCAAGAGCGGGTCAAGGAAACAAGCAGAGAAACTCTTGGTGATCGAGTCGAAGATTATTTTCTTCTCTCTCGCGATTCAAGAGAAGATTCATGCAATTGTTGCGAAGAAAGAGTCAATCCTATTTAATTCTTACAATGAACCCTACTTGGAGAACTCGTGCTGTTACGGCAAAAAGGATGAGAACACGATCCAATATTTCATGAACGAGGATCCCGCAATTCAACAGTACAACGAAGTCGTTGGTAAGTTGTCAGTGTTGATGTCCGATATCACATCTATTTCCAAGGCGTCCCAAGTAATCAGCAGTGTTAATACCAAGAACATATATCCCCCAGTTAGTCAAGTGTTCAGCGAAAAAACCATTTATCTGGCCTTCATACAATTCTGCAAGTACAAGACGAATGTCCCGATTCCTGACTCGTTGCTGTCAATTTGCAAGGAAAAGCCCGAGATCAATCTAGCCGATTCTCTCGGAGAGATGATTCGAAAGTTGAAGGAACATGGCCACAAATATTCCGACGAACAATTCTTGAAGCTCCTCCAACTCCAGGCGGCCAACAATCAAGTGTCTGTTTTCATGGACGATTCAAACAATTCGGCTGTTTATCGTTTGACGAAGCTGTTGGAGTCACTGAATACCGGAGACGATGTTGAAATTGATCCGCAGTTGAAGACGCTTATGTCGGATGTCATCGACACATATGATGTTGTGAGCGATAAAATGTCTGACCAAGTAAAGGGGCTCGACACATTCTTGAACAAGAACATTTCCGAACAGAAAACCAAACTTATCAAGTTCATTCAGGACAACTACGGAGAGAAAATGGACAACAAGACCTCCGCCAGAATGTCGCGATTCGTGAAAACAATGGCGGACTGGTCTTCGGATAAATCGACGCGTGGTGAGGAGAGAAAGATTTCTAATGAGTCAATCTACAACAACTTGAATTTCTTCAAGACCTTTGTCAATATGTTTGTGAGTGTGTTCCCCAACATTATCTTGAACAAGGTCGATTACTTGGACACTGTGATACCCAATTACTGGGGGCTCTCCAACATCCAAACTGGCAAGATCAAGCAGAAGATTGTCGAATATTACGCGAGTCTGAAAGTGTTCTACGATTCGGATGTCCTCTTCAAGTTGTTATCCAAAGTGCAGGAGGCGTGCAAGGTATGGTCTCAATTTGCGAACGAGACGCCTTGCCTCTCGACAACATACGACGACGATCGCAAGCCGAACTTTCCGATTCTGAGCGAGCGCATCGCAAAGCAGTTGTTCGAATATTATCTCTTGATGGTGCTTTCCAAATACATGGACTTGGCGAATCAAACGGATATGATCGTCGCTAAAAAGACGAAGAAGGGTGAAACCGATGAGTTGCTCACGCTCGAATACGTCGAAGACGAAGAAACGCGCGCAAATATGGATGATTCTGTGGAAGACGACACTGACATGTTTATACAGAAGGGCGACTTGAAGGATTTGAAGAGGAGCACCGCTCACTTGATGTTCTCGTTTCTCTCGATAATGGACAATCACAAGGACGCAATCGATATTTCCTACGATGATATTTTAGACAAAGTATTCAAACTGAAGGAGAAGGAGAAACACTTGATTATGGATCGTCTTGTGGCAATGAGTGACGATGAGAAGGAGGTTGATCGCGTGTTGAAGATCAATAAGCTGGAGGCATGGGGCAAGGGATTGGAGAAGAGTTACACTGTTTTCGATCGCGATGCTTACGATCGCAACTTTGAATTCACAGAGACTATGGACAAGCTCGAGAGAAATTTAAGGAAGAAGAACAGGGAGGTGAATGATGAAAATGTCGCATTGTTTTTGGACGATTTTGTCGGTGAAGTTGCAGCGTCGGAAGCGATTGATCGCGATGTGTATGATATGAGTCATCAGACAGATGATTATGATAATGGGGATCCTGAGGGATATGAAGTCGATGATTATGATTCTTATCAATAATTCCACTTTTAGAAAAAGTGGAGCAAAATCGTAGCGAATAGAACCATTTTTAAAAAGTTGTAGGTGTTATAATTATATATTTCTAGTATATAATTATAAGACTATGTTTCTTCGCCACTACATACAACAAAATGTGCCAACAGTATCTATTTTACTATTCATAATCCTGTTTGGTTCAATTCAATTTATGAAGCCAGCCTTTTTATACAATCAAGATGGTAGCATTCGCGAGTTCGGTGTTGGATACAAGAACAAAACAATTTTACCGATCTGGCTACTTTCGCTTATTTTAGGAATCTTATCTTATTTAGCTGTCATGTATTTCGTGGCGTATCCCCGCTTCCTTTAGCTAGTATCTATCCTCGTAGTCACAATATTCATCCTGTAGTTCATCTAATTCAGCGTCTCCAAAGACGGTCGCATGTTTCTGTTTGCTCGCAGCCACCTGTTTTTTAACTGCAACCTTTTGCTTGATCTTTCTCTCATTCTCGTCTTTTTTAGAGACAAGCTCTCTTGGTTTTGGTTTCGGAGTCAAATGTTTGGACGGAGGTTTTATCACTAGAGTAGGTTTGGGTTGCTTGCTCATCACAAATAAATCTTCGGTAAGCTCATGGTCGGCTTCTTCCTCTTTCTTACGATTTTCTAGCTTCTGTAATTCAGCCAAATTAATCACGATATCTGAATCGGAATTGGTATCTTCATCGTCCCAACTATCCTTTACTGTATTCATAATATAACTATATGAATACAATAAATCTAAATTATTTACAAAAATATACTCTATTATCATATGTCAGCATTCCCAACGGAAATACAAATCGCTTCTCAGTTATCATTATTGCCCGTCTCAAAAGTTGTGAGCATACAAACATTTAATGTGCTGTTTTGCTGTTTATTGATGAAAGATTTTTTATACAAGATTGAATATCTATTTGCACTCCATCATATGATTGGTATTTTTGGATGCGTAGCTTATTCTCGGACGCCGGGTGATGTACGCGGATTAGCAATAGCCGAATTTGGATCTGGAATGTATAACATATATACAGTCGCCAAACAACACAACACAAGTATTGAAATAGCATATGTTTTGTATGCTATTACAATGTCATTGTCGAACATTCATCTTTTAATCTACATAATAAATCACCGTGAAAAAAGATTGTATATTACCGCACCGTTTTATGTGCTGGTTATAATGAGACAGTATTATATATACATTATATAGATCAGACCGTTATTTGCTCTATTATTCATTTTCCTTCAAACAAGGCAATACGCGATTCACATTTTCCTTAAACAACTTTCGAATATTACCAAACATCATTTTTCTATTTTGTCTAGCACTCTTAATTGCTTCTGTCATTTGGTCTTGATTAACTTGTTTATTAATATCTGGTACTTCTTTCGAAACACCAACAGACTTCTTCCTTTCGAATGGTGTGAAAGCAGAACTGTCTGACCGAATATTATTAGAAGACATTTATATTGTTATGGTATGTTTTTATATTTGTAAAAAAAAACAAATATAAAAATTTTGTTCAATTTTTTAATTTGAAGGTTGAGTTGCTGCTTTTGTATCCATCGCTTGTTCCTGTTTGAATCTTTGCAAATTCTCCGCCATTGTTTCCGGAGTACTGTTACAACCCCGCGATGCAATCTTTAACCCCACTAAAAATGTGAGCAACACTCCAGTATATACATACCACATAATTTCGCCAACTGAGTCGCGTGTTACAACCAAGTCGAACAAACTACTTTTAAGATCTCGATTATTTCTTTGTTCTGGTTTAATCAAAGGCAATAATGTATTCCAGTAATTAATAAAATTTTCAGGATATATTTTATTTATCAAAACAGCATTATTTCCGATAATTTTGATAATTGCGTCAGCTGCTAATTGTATGTCTTTTTTATCTTCCTCATTCGCATTGCCCATTTTAGATTCAACGCGAGAATCGATCAATAGTTCAGTCAAAATAACATTCGCTTTATTAGCAACAACATAATAACCAATAACATCAGAAAATGCACTTTTCAATCCAGGAAATATAATTAATACTAATATGATAACACCAAATATTAAAATCCATGGAATGAATGTCAGCATTCCCGCCGCACCAAAATTTTCCTTTACACTGCCGCCACAGTTTGATGTAATAATAGAAGAATTCACACTAAACTGGACAAGGACTACTAGTATAAAATATGCACCTAAATACATAAACTTATTTGATTTGTATTCGAGATATTTATTAATGTCTTTGTCTTCTATCGTATCTAGTTTAAGACTTGGTTTCATAGCAAGAGCATAAAATAATGTGGTTAATAAGAATGCAATTGTGTTGAAATAAGCACTACTTTCCATATACTTATTACGAATAAATTAATTTATTATTATAAACAGTAATGTATTATGAATAATCCCATGGATAGTGATTATTTCTCTAAACCAGTATTAACTGAGCCTGGTGTAAAATATTTCTTGAGCCAGACGCTGAAACAATGTCATGTTACGCGAACTCAATTCTACAATTGGGTGTTCAATGTTTCTGTATTTGGAGTATTTTTACTGATTTTAGCCGTAATTTTGTTCTACAAATACAAAGGGCGATTGACGCCTGCAGAGGTGGATCAACAAAATCGGGAAAAACAGCAGTACATTTTGTCGAAGATAAAACAATTCCAAGAATCGAAGAAGCGCGCGCACCAAGAGCTGATTACAGGCCTGCCTTCCTGGGATAGCGAGTTTGACGCTATAAATACAAAAATAAAATAAGTATGTATATCAATGACAACAATGTTTGATGAATATTACAAACTGAAAGATGCCTATGAAACGAGCGTCAGAAATCAAAAGCTCGATATACTTAAGAAGAAGGCCGGGAAAAAGGATATACGCAAGCGCCTACTCAGTCTGAAACCCAAATGTGTGAATTGCAAGAGAGAAGGCGGCAGCATTTTTTCTTCTGCATTCGATGAAAAGGCTTTGTCTAGGGTTCTCTCTGCGAAGTGCGGTGTCGTGTCCAATCCTTGTGACCTGAACATTGAAATACAGGCCGGCAGTTACGAGATTATCCAGGACATTTTGTCACACGACGAGAAGGAGCTTGAGTCAGTGAAACAGCTCATCATAGAAGGTAAAAACAAATTGTTGTTCGGATATTCGAAACCAGAGGAGACGCTCGAGCACTTCGAAGAGCTGAAGCAGCAAGTGAATGATCACACTGGTAGCATCGAGTACTATTCGAAAATCTATTATGACAAGGTAGATAGTAAGACAGATAAGGAACAATTGAATAAACTCTTACGGGATAGTTATGAATCGATCCACCAGATTAAAGATTACATACGAAAATTCAATGAAGAGGATGACGAGAACCAGACGCAGAATGTGGTCTCTGCAGTCAAAGTGTATGTTGAACAATTAAAGCCTCAATTAGAGCAGATGATGCATTTGAAATACAAGCAGAACACTGTAGTGTATGATGAAGATAATGAGACATATCACTTGATTCAAAAACCTCAAACGATCAATAGTCTAGAGGTGGCGCTTGTTGATGCGAAGGTCATCAAAAACAAAAAGAGTGAGTTAAAACCGGTAGAACAAGACAATGAGGGTTCCGAACAAATGGAATCAGATGATGAGGGATACGACAATGAAGGATACGATGATGAAGAATCAAACGATGCTATAAATATTGGCGATGAAGTGTCGATAGATGATGATTCATATGAATTGCTTGAATAATTTACATAATCTCTCGTAATATCACATACGCTAAAAATACACTCAGGAAATTCTTCGCGAATAAATCAAGTATATTATAAAACATATTCTTTATATTATATGAAAATAGTGCAGCCACACCATACAATGACCAGAAGAAGAAGAAGTAAAGGAATATATTGATGCCATCTTTGCTACGAATCGCGTATTTTGTATAAATGATGTAATAATATAGTAAAAACGGAATGAACCCTAATAAAACGCCGGCAGTATTAGGTATCAAATTAATTTCGCTTATATATCCAAAAAATAACATTAACCAATTCAACGACAAAACATTCATGATGGAGTTAAAATTTTCCTTGACCAAGCTGAATAGCTCTAATTTATCTGACATGTTTTTATCCTTGTATTGTAAAAATATCAAATAGCAAATCAATGTTACCAACATTGTCGGAGTTGTTATAACCCAATCGATATATCGTTTCGGAGTAATATTTGGTATATTTTTAAAATTATATAACCAGTGTAAGTAAAACGATCCTTCTATAACTTGAACAACTACCTCCATAAACAAGAGTTGTTTGAGAATATAGATTTTTGAAGGAATCTTCAGTAACAGTATTATTATATCAAAGATAGCTATTACTGCTTGAACTGCAACAGATAACACCAGTGTCGAATAAACATTCATTATTGTTATTATATATACAGTATATTTTATCCATTAGTATCGTTGCTCTTTATACAAAACCCAGTTGTTTGGAGAATTATGTCAATATTTCATAATTAAATATCATAGTATAATAATGTTCCTGAATTATATTTCTCTTCCCGTCTTTCTGATCAGCTTTGCCATAGGTATATTCTTCGTTTATATTCTTGGACCCGAAATGAAAACTATCTTCATATATCCGAGTCCAGAAAATGTGAATAAGGTGTTATTCAAAGACAATGCCGACAACTGTTTTTTGTTCAATCCGGTTGAAGTTGAATGCCCTAAGGATAAATCGCTGATCAGTAGTTTGCCTATCCAAGCTTAGATAATATCCACATAGTATATACAATGGTTGAGTTCGGTAAATTTGTTCATACACAAACAGGAAAATATCTCATGTCAATGTTGCTTGGACTTGGTTTGGCGACATTATTTAGAAAAGTTTGCGAGGGCAAGAATTGCCTCGTGTTTCATGCACCACCTTTAGAAAAGATCAATGATAAAATTTATAAACACGGGAATAAATGTTATAAATATGTTCCGGTTTCTACAAAATGCGATGCAAATAAAAAAATTGTAGAATTTAACGCCGATGAATGATGAGTTTTAGGTAACTGTTACTTTGCGTAAATAGTATGATCAATCATTCTTTATACTATTTATGAGCGATACAACCAATATTATGGATCTGCCGACTGACCCAACCGGCGGGGGAGGAGGAAGCAATATACGAATCAATGCGTCCGAAGCATCTTCTGGTCCGATCAATTTAGACCAAAATACGATCAACCAAATAGTGAATGGTCTTCAACAGGCCTCTACGGCTGGCGCCACGCAGCTCCCTTCGAGAGATATTCCGATGAACACGAATAACATCAGCGCCGATCCGAATGTTCAAGTGAATTACATTCCGCAACAAGCAACTAGAGAAGACTACATCAAGGGCTACGAAGAGGGACCAGATATGGTTAGCCAATACAACCGGAAAGCATCTCGCAATGACTCGTTGGATGACCTTTACAGCGAGATTCAAACGCCGATGCTGTTGGCAGTGATGTATTTCTTGTTCCAGTTGCCAGTGTTCCGCCGTCAGTTATTCAAATATTTCCCGATCTTGTTTTCGACGGATGGAAACTTCAATATTAACGGATACTTATTTAGCAGCGTTTTGTTTGGCCTCATGTTTTACTTGATGAATAAGACTACGACGCATTTTGGGCAGTTTTAATGAATAATTCCAATTAGTATCGAGAATGCATGTGGATTTACACAATTGAATATGGTTAGCACTTTAGATATTGAATTATAATATATATAGATATATTATAATGACGAGTTTAGTTTCAAGCCGTGGTCCAGTAAATAATTTTGGGTCTGCTAGAAGATTATACGGGAGAACTTTAAAAGATCGTTCAAAAATACAACGCGCAAGTGATTCTTCGGATGAAATAAAACGCAAAATTAATATAGAACTGTTAAAACTCGAAGTAAAAAAATCTATTGATTCTGATGTGGAACGAGTAAAATTTGACTATGAAATCAATCAAAACGGAGTAATCGATAAGAGCATTGAATTACTTAATTCTCTACTACAAGAAATAATTGGTTCTGGTGAAGTATATAACGAGGATGTGTATAGAAGGTTTAATGAACATGTTTCTTTCTGTATGTTCTTATTTGTAGTTGCGAGTGATTCAAAGATATATGAAGGAATGGGGTTTGATGCAGAAGATTTTTATGAATATATTTCTGAGGCTTACCCAATGGCAGGTGGAGTAAAACCTCCAGGTCAAAAAAAAGAAGCCGTAAAAAGAGTCGGAAAAAAGACTGCTAAGGCAGCAGGATGGACAATAAAACAGATTATAAAAATGTTTTTCCTTTTTTTGACCTTTGTTGCAGTTGCTTGGAAAGTTACGGATACTGTTGTGGAAGTTGGCAAATCAAATGAATACAATTTAGATCAAGTACGACACCTGATAGATTTCGGTTCAAAATTCTTAGGAGATAATGTAAGTTTTGATAAAAGTCAATATCAACATATCCTGGAATACCAAAGTAATATTGATTTAACAAGCAGTGATTATGATTTGATAAAAAGTTTGGCGATTGCTGTCAAAGATGCCACAGAAAACAATCTAGTTGCATTAAAACAAGAACCGCCTGTATGTGGTACAACAGAAGTTGCTTGTTCAGAAGATGATCTTGGTAGATACCTTATAAATTTTAGAGATATAGTATCTCGTGAAGTGAATTCTCTTTTAGATGCTAGTGTCGTACCTTGTAGTACAGGTGTTGTTGGTAGTGTATGTGTAAATTTTAATGGGGTAGAGGTACCTGTAAATCACCCAAATGCGGTCGAGGTTCTTCGTCAATATCAATTACGTGAATATAGTGATCAAAATGTTGTTGTGGGAGGTATTAATGTAGGAGAGGTAAGAGGGAAAATTGAAGCCCTGGCGCAAGATATAGCTGGTGTGCTTACAGGAAATGTTCAGGGATTATTTAAAAGGTTTCGTAATGAAGGAGAAGTAACACCAGCCGAAGTGAGGAGAATACTTGGACCAGATAATGTTAAATTTGTCAATTTTGCTAAAGAATTATACGATCGAGATCCAGTTATAGCGGGGTTATATAGGAAAGCAATGGAGGATATGCTAACAGGTGTTGATAAAAAGACTGGGTACTATAATTTGAAGTTATTGCAACAAGTGTTAAGTGTGAAAGGATATGCTTATCAAAAATTGTTATTATCAGGATTACAATTAGCATCAAATGTAGGTACAGTTACAAAAGCGTCATTTGAGCAATATCTTTATCACTTCCTTTCTATTGGTAATGCATCATCAAAAACTTCTGTGGGAATCTTTTGGGTTGAAGTTTTTTCAGAACAGTTTCTTCGATTTATAAATACGCCAGAAGAACTAAATGAATATCTCATGTTACCATCACCAGATGATGTAGAACAAGATATGCCCCCTGTTGATTTCCTGAGGTTACCACCACCACCACCACCAAATGGTGGTAATAAAAAATATACTAAAAAACATGCTAGAAAACATGCTAAAAAACACACGAAAAAACATGTTAAAAAACATGCTAAAAAACACACGAAAAAGCGTGTAAAAAAATATGCTAAACGAGTGTAAAATAAAAAATGTAAATATTAAGCGGTAACATAACCCAAAAATTTTATACTGATGTGTAAATGATACATCAGTATGTAACAAAGCTTGTGGATAATCTTCCAGATGAATTCAAAGAGAGAAAAAAACCCTTGCGAATTGATTTAGTGTTAGACGGTGGTATGTTCAACGGATCATACTTGATAGGCGCTCTTCAATTTTTGAAGGAGTTGGAGCGACGAAAGTATATCCATGTAGATCGGATTTCGGGTGCAAGCATAGGTTCCATTGTGGGATTAGCTTACTTGTCAGATTCATTAGATTCGATGCCTGATTTGTACAACATTGTGTATAACGAGATGAAAAACTTAAATACAATGTCTTGTATTCAGGATCTAAAAAATAAGCTAAAACATGACACAGATTTGTATAATAAACTGAACAACAAATTGTATGTTTCGTATAATAACATTGAGAAGAGAAACAAGGTAGTTAAATATTTATACAAAAACAATGATGAAGTATTCGATGCCATATCAAAATCGTGTCATTTACCTTTCGTAATCGATGGAAAGCTGCTGTATAAAAATAAATACCTTGATGGCGTGAATCCGTATATGTTTAAACCTTGTCCGAATAAGAAAATTCTATATTTAGATCTATTTGGATACGATAAACTAATAAATTTTTTCAATATAAAGAACGAAAAGACAAACTGCCATCGAATATTGAGTGGAATGTTGGACATACATAACTTTTACATTAAACAATCAGAAACTTCGATGTGTAGTTATGTGAATGAGTGGGGTATAATAAATAGGTCGCGTTTATCTATAAAAGGACTGAATGAAACGATCATTGTATATACTGTATGTATTTTGAATATTTTAAGTAGATATACGATGGGTATTGAGAAAACGATTCTATATAAACTGTTTGCTCGGATTGTAAAGTCGTGTTTTGGCGTTGTATTGGAAACCTATTGTATGTGATAACAAGCGTATGTGATAACAAGCGTATGTGATAACAAGCGTATGTGACAACGATCGATTATTATCATTTTATATAGTATAAATGACCTTCAAGAATATTTCCCAGTTTGCCAACACAAGTGACTATCTCCCAATATTCAACGGAGTCCTGATAACCGATATGATTGTAATCTGTCTCCTTATCGGTGGTGCGATTAAATCGAATGTTCTGAAAACTTGGTACGCAGATCTAAGTTTAAGCGCCGTTATTGCCGATGTGTTGATCATTTTCATCGGTATCATTTTAGCGCGTTTTTTGTATCCCTATATTTTCAGTGAATACTCTCTGATCAAGTTCATTGGTTTGGCAGTCGGCATACAGGTTGTGCATGATATTCTGTTTTATCAATTATGTGTGTCTGTCCCTCGCGGCAGATCGCATATATTGGACATATTCAAAGATTACGGAAGAGAGAATGGATATAAGGCGATTCTCTCGGATAGTGCAATGATGGTGAGTGCTATACTCATCGGCTCCTACTTGAAAGGCAAGAGTTTGAATTTTAATATGATCACGATGATTACTGCGGTCTATATAGTTCCGTATTTGATCTATAGTTTATAATTTATAGCGTGTAATTTATAGCGTGTAATTTATAGAGTGTAATTTATATCGCGTAATTTTTCTAATTTATGCATCTGATATCAGTTGCATAAATTTAATACTTTCGTTTCTTTCGTTTGGTAGCATTATTTGTCGAATAATAAATTCCCAAAAAGCTCTTTCTCTTCTTCGTGGCATTTCGTTTCTTATTCTTTGATTTCGCCGGTCCTTTCGTCGGTACCTTCGTCGGTGCTTTTTTTTCAGTCGGAACGACATCGCCCTTTTTGACAGCAGGTTTGTAATTCAAGAACCACTCATCATACTCTTTGGTTCCTTTCTTCGATTTTAGTTCGCTGAATACTTTATTTCTGTGTTCTCTCATCTCCGACACACTCTCCTGATGACCATAGCATGTGATGCTGAATCGGCGTAACAATCCCTTCTGCTCCAGACGATTCTTCTGCTGCACATCGAATAGGAATTTCGCCATGCACAATGTTCGTTCCGCAAACTCGCTGTAATATTCGCGATCAGCATACAAGAATGCAAGATAGAAATTCAACATCGTGTCGATCGTTGCAACCTTGACCTTTTGCCCGCTTATATTGATGACATTGTAGCTGTGACACGCAATCGGTTTATACACAAATGCAATCGAGTCTTTGCCGACGATAATTTCATGATGTTCCGGAATTATTTCACCAACTGGTTCATGCTTGATTATCTTAATATTTTTGATCCCAATATCACCGAGCCGTTCTTCAATAATTTCACAAGTTGTTTCTGGATCGTTCGAGAGAACATCGAAATCCGGAATATTTTCCACCTTCTGTTGCAGACCTTTTGGCATATAACGCGAATACAAATTGATCGCATATCCACCGAAGAATACCACACCCTGATTGACAAATGTGTCGCGGACGACCTTGTATATATCATCCTCGTGCGAAATATCATTCATTTCGCGCTGGTAGTCAATATCGTGACAATCCACAGTTTTCAAGGGATAGTATTTGTTGAGCAAATTGAGCCGCTTGAATACTTTCTCAAATCGATCAATTTGCCCAGCTGGTCGAGAGAGCTCCAAATACATTGCCATCTTCAAGAAATTAGCAGGACAATATAAGATACCTTTTACCCGGACCGCTTCCCTTTTCAATGCGTTGAATAGTTCGGGTGGAATGTAGGTGATGTCGGCCACACCCATAAAATTGCAGAACACCTTGAATGTGCCCTTGTGAGCACCCGCCTTCGCCTCAACTTCCGTGTAGCCCTTCTTCGCGTAAATGTCGGCCAGCTCTTTTGCGTCCTCCAACGCATTCGGGGAATAGAAATCGTAATCGCTGACTTCGACATCCTTGTCATATATCTTGTCTTGTTCTGGTAACAGCGCATCAATTGCAACGCCGCCGTAACAAATTAAATTCTTCTTTTTTAAGAAGTCTTCTACAATTTGGATCATCTCTTGGACTTCAGGTGTATTGACGAGTCGCTTTCCCATTTTCGTTTCCGCTAAATCAACCGCACTTCTAAGAATGGCTAATTCACATTCTTGAAATGTTAATGATTTATCGCACTTTACTGTTTGTTTCATTATACAATGGAGAGAAAAATATTTTGTAGGGTTCTAGACTGTAATTGTAACTCCAAGATCAGTATCTACACTCTTAGGCGCAGGATCTAGGGCTGGGTCTTGAGGGATCGGTGGATCAATTATAACAGGAACATACTTATCTTTATCTTGTTTCATACAGAATGCATACCCACAATCATCAAAGAAATTTATATCGCTAATCAAATAGTTATCAACATATTGATAGCGCATTGCGACCATCTGACACCCCATAGCTCTTGATAAGTTCGCGCTTGGATTTGGAGGATTCACGCCGCCATCTGGTAAAACAATTGTCATAAAACCACCTTTATTGTAGTTCTCCAATTCTTCCAAATCGGGTGGGTTTTTCACTTGGAAATATTGAAAGCATCGAATATTATCCGAATGACTTGTTGCATTTATAAGAGCCGTTAAATCGGAATTCTCTTCAAATGATTTATTTCCTTGGTCAGCGATCAAAACAATTTTATTCTTGAGTTGAGACAACTTGAACTTCGTACCAATGTTCTCACCATTTGTGTAGCTATGCTGAGCTCCTAGAAGTTTCGAACTATACTTTTGAAGTATTTTCACCAGCGCTTTATACATATTCTGGCTGTTACTCTTAAATCGCAAATGAAGAATTATTGGGTCTGCGGGGTTTGGTGCTCCGTCACTGAATGCATATAGATCGATAATTTTCATAACATCTACGAACTTAACAATGTTGTATGTTTCCTTAACATAATAGTTATTGGTAGTCGAAGTAGAAACAACTGGTTCTCCATCAACGGAATATATTTCAAAATCTAAACACCTGGCACCTTGTTTGATGATAGCTTTCAAATTGCAAATATCGACATAATCATTCTTGTAGCTTCCACCGGAACAGCAATTATATGCTGTTTTTATGTAATAGTTACATAAGAAATCATTGCATGATGTTGTAGTAGCACAATTTGATTTTATTTTACCATTCACCTCACCATACATTTTGTTCATGTAACTACACTCTTTTTTCTGTAGTTTGCTATCTCTGTAGATGTATAAAAGTGACATACATATAATAAAAATTACGATTCCTAGAAGCATGGACGATACGAAATTTTCATCTAAACTTTGTATTTTTGCAGCAGCATCTTTTACTGTATCTGTAGCCTTCTTTAATGTATTTGCAACTTTATCCTTTGTCGTCGACATTGTTTAATATATAGGTAGAGTAATTTTTCACAATTAAATATTAAATAAATCTGTGTATATAGTAAAATGGCAGGTGGCTTAATGCAATTAGTGGCTCAAGGCCAGCAAAATGTAATATTAAATGGTAATCCTAGCAAAACATTCTGGAAATCTAGTTATGCCAAATACACCAATTTTGGACTTCAACATTTTCGGCTGGATCACGAAGGCACACCAAATCTTCGTCTAACGGAACAATCCACATTCGTATTCAAAGTGAAGCGATACGCCGACCTGCTGATGGACTGTTATTTGTCTGTGACTCTTCCCAATATATGGTCTCCAATAATGCCACCGCAACCAATAATTGGAACAAACCCACTTCAATACACAACTTGGGCGCCTTATGAGTTCAAATGGATAGATGATCTGGGAGCGCAAATGATCAGCAAAATAAGCATTACTTGTGGTAATCAAACTCTACAGGAGTATTCTGGACAATATTTGCTCGCGGCAGTGCAGCGTGATGTTGGGAAGAAGGGTCTCTTCGACGAGATGTCGGGAAATACCGCAGAGTTCAATGATCCCGCCAACGACAGAGCACATGTGAACTCTTACCCGAATGCCTATTACACTGAATCTCCTGCTGGAGCACAACCTTCGATCAAAAGTAAGACGATTTATGTTCCGCTAGGCGCGTGGTTCAATATGCGCAGCACAATGGCGTTCCCCCTGGTAGCGCTGCAATACAATGAGCTACAGGTAAGCATAACACTTCGACCACTGTGTGAGTTGTTCCGCATTCGTGATGTGATGGACTGGGTGAATAAATTTCCGTATGTGGCCCCGAACTTCAATTTGCCTTATATGCAAATGTATCGGTTTCTGCAGACACCTCCGGCTGAAGACATTACTAACAACGATGTTTATATCGACAAGCGAACTGATTTTAATGCAGACCTCAATTTGAGTTGCACTTACTGTTTCCTTTCTAATGATGAAGCAAAGCTATTTGCCAAGAATG